ACAATGCAGTACGGTTCACAATGACGCTGCCTGTTTCTGCAATCATTGGAATATTTTTTTGCCGCTTCTTCTACTGTATGTTTCATAACTGTTCCAATTAAAATGGTAAATCACTTCCACCAGGTCTGCAATCCTCAATTTTGTATTGAGTATCTTCAACTGATTTTATAGTACACAAAACGTATGCTTTCTTTTTTAAAAGAGTTGCAAGCCTTTTCGCTTCTTTTTCCGCACTATCCAAGCTCTCATGTTTGCAAGCTGGGGTAGCACACCCTTCCACAAACACCATGTAAAATGTATTCATATTTATCTTGTATTAGTCATTAAATCTCATAATAGATCTATTAATAATGTCTTCATCTCCCTCGTCATAATGTTCACCACAGGAAAATTCTTCATAGCCCTTTTCTTCTATCTTCCAACGAGGATCAGACACCCCATTAAAATCTGAATCAGAGTGGATCTCACCAAGTCTTTTAAATTCTCTGTTAAGTTCTTTGTCTTTTATATCAACAATCACAGAGACCTCTTTTTGTAGGATATATGTAACCTTATACTTCATTTCTTATATCGTTATTAGTTAATTGGCAGTTTCATAAAACACATCCACATAGTCTTTCCATGTCTTCCAGTAGTATGGCCGAAGAGTGGTTGCCGATTGATGGCACTCAATACTTCCCTAACTGTTATCTGATCCTCATTCCATTTGAAAATCAGAACTCCGTAGTCATCCAGAACACGAAAGCATTCATCAATTCCCTTTTTTATCACCCTTGGCCAATCTTCAGTAAGTTTACCATACTTCTTGGCTAACCAACTATTTTTGCCAACCTTTAGCAAATGGGGTGGATCAAACACTACCAGTTTAAAGGATTTATCCAAAAACGGCATATCGGTAAAGTCCGATACGATGTCTGGGTGGACTTTCAGATTTCGCCCATCACAAAGAATGTATTCTTCGTCCCTAATGTCAGCAAACAAAGCCAAAGGGTTTTCTTTGTCAAACCAAAACATCCTACTGCCACAACAGGCATCTAATATAAGTTTTCCATTTTCCATTAAGCTATTTCTTTTGATTTCTTCAATCTCAACTTTCTCAATACTTTGCAAAGTGCTTCAGTATTTTTTCTCGCTTGTGTAACCTCCACCGCATTCCCGATAAATTTCTTTTGGTCAGCTTGTGTGCCTATTAAAACATAATCTTCAGGGAATCCCATAATCTTTTTGAGTTCCGGAATGCGAAGCATCCGCATTTTAATATCCACTATGCCATACAGTGCCATGAACTCCTTTATCTTCACGGTCATAGGACTATCATTGTCGTAGATTTCAATCGCTACCTGACCGCTTTCTGTTGCTACCAGATAGGGCGGCATCTTATCCATGCGGGCTATTAATGTGAAGCAGGGGCTATCAACAGAGCCGCCAGCACTGTTGAACTGTGGATTCATCAGATAGTGCCATTTCCTGTTTGCGGTAATGGTCTGGGAGGGTTCCTCTATACTGCTACCTACATTTGAGAATGCAGTATTCATTATCCACGGCTGGCATGTTACCAAGTTTTGTTTCGGTGTTGTGGTAACAGCGGGGCATGGCGAGTTTATATCAGACACCTGACCACCTCCAGAATATTGATTCATAAAAAATGGAGATACAAGGGAAAGTCTGTCTTTAGTCAGAAGTGTAGGACAAGGCTGATTAATATCCTTTCCTGTATCCTTAAAGTTATAAGAACACATAAATCGGCTTTCAATTAAAGCCATCCTGTCCTTCGTTGTGACCGTTGGAGCTGGAAGGTCTACCGAATGATTATGTCCATTTCCATAATAAGCAGAGACAAAAACATGGTGGTCTTTGCAGGTGATTGCACCTGCCGGTTCTTCTACGGACACATTCTTGCTTTCGGGATGTCCGCTGAACTGTTTGGAGAGGAAACTTACCTGTACCTTTGCAAAGCGGTTTTCAGTAGTCAACACTCCGCATGGTTCATCAACTGATTTGCATGTGTCTTGAGGGCGAACCGTATTGTAACGGGAAAGGAAAGCATCCTTTCCTCCGGCTACAAACTTGATAAGTCCAGCATAGATACGTTCAAGCGTTTTCTCTGCAAGAGGCTTTTCCCTGAAGATGGTAGTTCCTTCATCAGAGAAATCAAGCACATCTTTTACCGGCTTCCACTTCTCCAGCCGCGAGAACATATCTTGCCTACCACCTTTACAGTGGGTCGGTTCTGGGAATACTATCGGCAAGTTCTTTTTAGCAAAGATGCCGAAGAAGCGTTTTCTTGTGGTGTAGGCACCGAAGTCGGCAGCATTTAAGATGCGGTGCTCAAAGTTGTAACCGTACTTCTTGACATTGCGCACCCACTTTTGATAAAGCCGGCCTTTGTCCATGCTGATAGGTTTCCCATTCTCATCCATATCTCCCCATGACATAAACTCTTCTACATTTTCAATCTGAATGTAGTCAGGGTCTATAACATCAATATAACGGAAGAGATGTTCTGCCAACGTTCGGCTGTCGGCATCTCTCGGCTGACCGCCTTTGGCTTTCGAGAAGTTGGTACACTCCAAAGAAGCATGAAGCATTATCATGGCATCAGGGTATAGCTGACGGATACGTTCTACAATAGTGCTTATCGGGGAAAGTTCCAGTGTACGGATATCCTCAATAAAGTGAAGTGCATCAGGGATATTGGCATCATGTGAAAGGATGGCATTCTTGTCATGGTTCACACAGCAAACAACCTTTCCACATCTATTTCCATCCAATCGTGCTTCTTCCACACCTTCGGACAAACCGCCGGCGCCACAAAAGAGATCAATAACAAATAGTTCTATATCGGACAGACCTTCAATGGATTTTAAGATATTTTTCTGCGATTTCATAATTTCTCCTTTTTAAACAGGTGGCTGAACGCATTATCCAAATCCAAGTCTAGATTCAGTTTGGACGGGAAAGATTTAATGTATTCGTACATCTTATAAGCGAGGTTGTCATCATCACCGCATCTGTCAATCAGTGTGAGCAACATGGCGTTCACCATGTCAGAATCATTGCCGAAGTTTTCCTGAGTGGATTCGCTGCAATGATTCACATCACTTTTCAATCTCTTTATCGCGGCTATGGCTGTGTTGAAGTTTCTTTTTGAATCGTGCCGCAATTCAAAGCCTTCCTTCTTGTATTGCTGCTGCATTTCTAGAAGGTTGGTTTCTAAAACGTCCGTGAGGACAAATACGATGTTGGTCAGTGTGTTCAATTGAGTTGTTTCTTGCATAATAATAAATTTTGTTTGACTTTCAAATAAAAATAAAGTCAGATTATCCGCAGAATAGGGGAGAAGTTGTAAAATGTGAACTTCCCCAAGATGTCATACGGTGTATTTTTTCAAAGTGTCCATGATATTGTCTATCGGCAGGGATACGGATGTTTTTCCCTTATCTTCATAGCAGGCAATATGTCTGTATGCCTCAGGGAAATTCTCTTTGATTCTTTTGAATGTCCGTAATGTCAGAAGTGACGCAACGACTGATTCATATACCTTGGTCTTCTCATCCTTTACCGCACTGATCTCGATTTCCAGTTTGTCTATCTTTTCAATAACTTCCCTGTCCGCCTCAATGTGAGGATAGTAAGCGTTTGCGCTGGGAAATCCTTTCAGTCCGGCAACACGTTTTTCATAGGAACCGTTAAACAGTGTGATGCTATATGCAACAGAGAAATAAGACCGAAACTTTTGAAAACAGTCGGTGATTTCCTGTGGAATGGATTTTCGGATCACCTCTTCTGTAATCCTGACCTGTTCATCATGCAACAGGTTGATTTTCTTTTCTAACGGCTCTACCATTTTATTGGCAACTTCTTCCGCCAAAACTTTCGTAATGTTCATTGCTCTTGGTTTTTATTAATTCTTTTATGTATGTAAAGATAACTTTTATTTATTTGTTTCTCAAATAATATAATCTTAAAAACGCATCTGCTTAACTTAATATAACTGTCATCTCCTGCGGCTGTTTCCGAGCAAGGGAATGACATTAAAACTCTTGAACCTGTCAATCAGACGTCCTTCAAACCGTTTCCTGAAATCACCGATGTTCAGATTGCTGGTGATATGGTATTTCTTCCCGAACTGCTGGTAAATCTCATAACGCGCATAGAGAAACTCGTCTATCACGCTGTCAAGACTGGTACCGTAGCTCTTCTGATTCTCGGTTTCCAAACCTATGTCGTTCAGACAGATATTGAACGGGGCGGGATTGAATCCTTTTGACTGCCCCTCGTTGTAGGAATACAGGTCTATGTGTCCGTTCATCTTGTAGTAGTTCATCATCTGGGTGACGGAGAGGTTTTCAAACTGGCTGGGATTCCGTGTCAGACGCAGATAATCGGCGAAAATCTGCATGATCATTGTTTTTCCAGTGCCGGGTGCCCCGACAATCAGCAGGTTCTTGTGAATCTTGTAATCCTCATCGGGAAACACTTTCTCGGCCAGTCTGCATCCGTTGAAGTAATACAGCAGGAAAGACAATACCTTCGAGTTGTTCTCGTCAACCTCGAACTCCCTGAATTCACGTCCAGTATAATCATTGCCCAGCTGCCTGACAAGATCACGATGGGCGTAATATTCGGCTGGATTCGTCAGGTCATATTCAAAATCTTGCAGAATAGTCTTTTTGTGACGCTCCACCAGATTGTATATCTGTTCCTGTTTCAGTTTCGCCGCAAATGACTTTTCCTGTCGGATCTGTTGTAGCTCTGCTGAAAGTTTTTGTTCTTGCTCTGTCATCTTTCTGTTTTTTAAGTTCCGTTATCAACCAGTTTGAGAAATGGCGTTTTGCATCTGAAACAGACTTGTGTGTAACGCCTTCCCCCTTTAGCTTCCAATAGTACAGGTCAACGTATTTGTCTTTGCATTCATCCAAAGTGAAGTTCCTGAATCCGTTCCTGTATGCCCGTTCCCAAGCATCCCTCAGCCATCCTTCCTCAGACTTTAGGTCCGCGAAGCATTTGTCTAAATCCATATCGAATGTTTCTGATGAAATATCGCCCAGGTTTTCACGCGTATGCGCGCTAGAGAGAGAGTTATTATTATCATTTACATTATCATTATCATTATCGGCTTTTTTGGGTTCTGAAAAACCCACTGGGTTATTTGGGTTTATTTGGGTTGTTCCAATATCATCCGAATTATCATTCTTCGCTCTCTTCGGAGCACCCCCTTTGCTTCCATTACTACGGTTTCTCTCGACAATGCCATGGTATTTGTTTTCATCTATTTCAAATTGATTCTTGAAGAACTCAAATGCTATTTCAATGTCCTCCTCTACCGTAATAATCTCGCCAAGTTGATACTTGAATATAGCTCGGAATAATCTTCCAAGTTGCTTGTCCGATAACTTCGATATAGGCTTGTAAAACGATTTATATATCAAAAAACTTTCTTTTCCCATTTCATTTGTTCTTTATGTAGTCTTACATGACATTCTCGACACAATGTAATGCCATTATCTATATCGAATCTCAATTCGGGATATAAAGAAAATGGTTTGATATGGTGTGCATTTAACTCCACGTTACGTTTTTTACAACGGCAACATGTAAAGTTGTCTCTTTCCAAGACTGAATTTCGCCAATTTCTATAGCCGCTTGAATTCCTGCATCTGTGGTTATCATCAGTAATTCCACATTTCCAGTTCCAGTGGTTTTCTCCGCTTGGAGGTTCATGTAGCAAATTCTCATCTATCTGTTTCTTTATAAAAGAGAATGCCATTTTAGCCAACGGTTTCTGCTCCGACAGTGTCTCCGATGCGGCGTACTTGATAATTGCATCGTACACTTCAAGTCTGACCTCCTCAGGATATTCCATCAGCACTTCCTGCCATTCTATATAGAAGACAAATGATTTCCTTTTTGTATCCTTTTTCATCATGTCTATTGTTTGATAATCAGTTTGTTATATATATTGTAAAGTTAACTTTTTGTTATGGGATTACAATAAATATATTTCTGAATATCAATAATTTAAACGTTATTTATCAGTAACCTTTCCTTTGCAGCGCCATATCCTGTTTGGCAAAGGATATCTGGGTCCTGATATTGTCTCCGGCATGGACAAGGGTACGGTTTATACGGTCCAGCCATGTCACAATCTGATTGGCGGTCACACTTTGCGCGGCGACAAATTTCATGGCGACAGTCGCGGGAACACGTGAGATGAATTCCATGTGGCTGGCATATACATTCGCTGTCACCTGATCCTGATATGCCTTGGCGTCAGCAAGCAGCTTGCCAGAGCGTGCGAGATAGACGTTTATATCAGTGAGGCGGTCTATAAGCTCCTTCGGATTGTCACTTGCGGTCATCTCCAAAAAGGACTGCATTTCTTCTATCTCCTTTATGACAGGAGGCAGGGGGCATCCGTTAATGAGGCAGTTGCCGGTCCCATCGTTTTTAGGACAATATTTACAGTTTATCTCCATACTTGCAATTCAATTTATGGTTTATAGTTTTTCTGTTTGTCATACGTCATTCAAATAATCAATTGTCACTTTCATAAACTCATCCAATGATTTACAGACGACGTATTTCGCTCCGTTGGCTTCCGCATCCTTCTGCCATTCCTTTTGTGCAGGAGACTGGCGGCCTCCCGGCTTTTTCATCTCAATGCAAAGTCCTCCATAGAAGCGGTTGCTCTTCAGCAGTATCAAATCTGACACTCCGCTGGTCGCACCTTCCTCCTTCAGTCTCGCTCCGGTGATGGCATCACGTCTGCCACCATTGGGAACAGCAAAAAGCACGTTTTTAAGTTTCGGATATTTTAAGCGGAACCAGCGGACACAAGCGGACTGTATGCGGTGCTCGTCATTCTTCGGCTTCCCGCGCATTTTGTACGACTGCGCTTTTTTAATCATCTCCTCGTATGTCATCGTCTTTTTCCTTATGTGGGGTTACTACCGTGTCCTTGCCGGTCTTGTCGACAACAACCTGCTTTCCTGCTACTGTTATGGTTGTCCTGCAACCATCCGGTAGGGACTGGATAAAATTGCGTACTACAGGAGAATCAGCACCTTCCGATATCTGAGTGTTGGATATCGGAACTTCCTTAGCTTCATACGGATATACATCCATGATGGCGGTTTCGGCTACGGATGCGATCTGATAGTCTGCCATTGTACCTTTCATTCCTTCGTCCAGTTTCTTTACAGCATCGCGAAGATCGGAAGCCTGTACCAATTGTAGATACTAATTGAAAAGTGCGCCAATATTCCAGTTGAAAATTGCGCCACC